GCATGGTGGAAATATTGCGTTTTTTTCTTCGCGATTTGACAGCTAGCTTTGAGGTATGGAAGAATTGACCCCACGCCAAACCGTAGCATATGCTAGGATTAAGGAGGCACTGCGCTCTGCAAGGCACATCGGAGCGCTTGACGAGGACTTGCTAAAAATGGCAGCATGCTTGTCTGTCGAGGTCCGCGATTTACAGGAAATCATTGACCAGAAAGGCTACACGTATGAGACCACCAACCGCGCAGGCGACACGATGACGAAGCACAGGCCTGAGCATCAGATGTTGGTGGAATCCCGATCTAAGTACCTCGTGGTTTTGAAGGAACTGGGTATGACGCCTGCAGCTCGCAAGCGCATCGAGGTGGACGTGGAGATGGACGACGAGCTGGAGCAATTGCTGACGTTCAAGAATGCTTGAAGGCGAAGGCCACCAGTACGCGGTCGATGTGGTGCACGGCGACCTGCCTGCGAGCAAGTACACGCGGCGTGCCTGCGAGCGCTACCTCACCGACCTCGACACCGCCGAGGAGCGCGGCCTAGAGTTCAGGCCACAGGTAGCGCAGGCATACATCACTTTCTTTCAGCGAGCCATCAGGCACACGGTCGGTGAATGGGACGGCAAGCCGTTCGACCCACTTCCGTGGCAGAAGTTTATCTTGTGGAATCTTTACGGCTGGTTTCGAGAGGACGGCACAAGACGCTTCAATTATGCTTATATCACGGTTGCTCGCAAAAATGGTAAGACCACTCTTATGGCGGGCGCTGCGCTCGCTGCTCTATTCTTTGATCAGGAGAAAGCTGCTGAAGTTTACTTTGCAGCAACTAAGAAGGACCAAGCTAAAATTGGATTCGACGAAGCGCAGCGCATGGTTACGATTTCGCCGCCGCTTAGGAAGCACCTCAAAGCAGGCAAGCACGACATCAAAGCGCCGACGCTCTCGGCGCGGTGCACGTACCTGAGTTCCGAGCGCGACACGCTCGACGGACTGAACGTCCACTTCGCAGGCATCGACGAATACCACGCACACCAGACCGACGGCGTGGCCAACGTCTTGCGCTCAGGTATGCAGGCGCGTAGGAATCCGCTGCACCTTACCATCACTACTGCAGGCTTCAACCGTGAAAGTCCATGCTACGAGCTGCAGAAGACGTGCAAAGAAATCTTGGACGGCATCAAGCACGATGACGCGCAGTTTGCCATCATCTACGAACTCGACGAAGATGACGACTGGACGGACAGCAGTACGTGGATCAAGGCGAATCCGTCGCTAGGTACGGCGCTGCGTGGCCAGCTGCTCGAAAGCCAGCTGCAGCAGGCCATCAACCTTGGCGGCTCGCGCGAGGTAGAATTCAAGACGAAGCACCTCAACCAATGGGTGACGGCGAGCAAGACGTGGATTCAGGACGAGATATGGATGCGCAACGTAAAGGAGGCGGACCTGAGCGGCCTGCCTTGCTGGGGCGGCCTCGACCTTGCCAGCGTCAGCGATATGACGGCGCTGGTCATGGTGTACCCTGACGACGGCGGCTATCACGTGCGCGGTCACTACTTCCTACCCAAGGATACGGTGGACCAAGTGCTGGACCGCGACCCTTCGCACATATACCGCACCTTCCTCAAGCTGCCCAACGTGCACCTCACCGACGGCAACGTGACGGACTACGCGAGCATACGGCGCAAGGTGAGCGGCGTCATGAACAAACCTGAAGGCCAAGTGGTTGAAGAGACGAGCCTGATGCACAGGTACGACGTGCAGAAGATTGCCTTCGACAGATACAACTCGACGCAGATCGCCATCGACCTCGTGGATGACGGCGTGCCTTTGGTACCATTCGGTCAAGGCTTCGTATCGATGAGTTCACCCACCAAGCAGCTGGAGGTACTGGTACGCACGGGCAAGCTGTGGCACGACGGCGACCCAGTACTGCGCTGGGCGCTCGGCAACGTGGAGCTGAAGATGGACCCAGCAGGCAACATAAAGGCGGACAAGCAAAAGAGCGGCGGAAAGATTGACCCGATCGTTGCCTTGGTGATGGGAATCGGGGAGCATATGAAAACGCCGCAGGTGGAGGAGGCGTATTTTGATATAATCTCGCTTTCGTAATTTGCGCACAATATGGCAACGCTCAGAGATAGATTCAACGCACTGTTTCGTTACCGCGTCGGTAAGTACGACAGTCAAGCAATACCCAACGAATTGGGCATATTTGGCCACACGGTTTCGGGCGCCAACGTAAACGAAAGCACGGCCTTGACTATCTCGACCGTCTACGCCTGCACCTACAAAATCGCCAGTACGGTCGCCAGCCTAGGCCTCGAAGTATACGAGCGCAACGGGCGAGAGATACAACCAGCCAACGTGCACCCAGCGTATGACGTGGTGAAGTACCGACCCAACGAATACCAAACCGCTTACGAATTCTGGGAGACGCTGGTAAGCATGGCGGTGCTGCACGGCTGCGGCTACGCGCTCATCGAACGCGACAACCGTGGATACGTCACGAACCTGATTGCGCTCGACTACTACGACGTAGAGCGCAAGTTTGTGAACGGCATGCCCGTCTTCAGCGTTAAGAACGTAGGCATGGTGCAGGCTGAGAACATGCTGGAGATTTGCAACCTGCAGCGCAAAAGTCCGATTCGCTTGCACCGCGAGAACCTCGGACTGGCGAAGGCGGCAGAAGAGTTTGGAGCGGAATACTTTGGCAGCGGCGGACAGATGACAGGTATCTTGTCGAGCGACCAGCCGCTGAAGAAGGAGCAGATGGACCTCATCCAAGGCAGTTGGAACGCGGCGCAGCAGCAGGCAGGCACGAAGCTGCTGCCATTCGGCTTCAAGTATTCTCGCATCAGCATCAGCCCCGACGAAGCGCAGTTTATCCAGACGCGCAAATTCCAAGCGGAGGAGATTTGCCGCATCTTCAGCGTACCTCCTACGCTGGTGCAGCTGGAATCACAGACGACGTACAACAACGTAGAGCAGCAAAACCTGCAGTTCGCACGCCACACCATCAGCCCGTGGACGAAGCGCATCGAGCAGGAGATTGACCGCAAGCTCATCCAGTCGCGCGAGCGCCCACAGATTTACAGCAAGTTCAGCTTGAACGATTTGTACCGTGGCGATATGCAGACGCGTGCGAGCTTCTACACGCAGATGCTGCAGAACGGCGTGCTCAACATCAATGAGGTGCGCATGAAGGAGGATATGAACCCCACAGAAGGAGGCGACACGCATGTTGTGCAGGTTAATCAAATTGCGCTCGATCGTCTTGGCGCTTACTCAGACAAGCTCACGAGCGACACAAACACGATATAAAATGGAAGAGAAGAATAACACATACGAGGCCGAGCTGCGTGCGCAGTACGGCGAGAACGTAGAGCTGCGGACGGCGGAGGTCCGCGCAGCAGGTGACGACTCGCTCGTGGTTGAAGGCTACGCTAGCAACTTCGACGTGGAGTATGACCTCGGCTACTTCAAGGAATCCGTGGCGCGTGGCGCTTTCGATGACGTCCTCGAAGATGACGTTCGCTTTTTGCTGAACCATACGGGCGCGCCATTGGCTCGCACCACGAACGGCACGCTGGAGCTGAGCATTGACGAGACGGGCCTGAAGTACCGTGCGGCGTTGGCCGACACGCAAGACGGGCGCGACCTCTACAAGCTCATCAAGCGCGGCGACATCACGCAGTCCAGCTTTGCGTTCACGATTGACAAAGACGAATGGAGCGAGGACCGCAGCACGCGGACCATCACAAAGATTGGCCGTCTGTTGGATACGTCAGCAGTGACTTATCCAGCATCACCATCCACGACGGTTGCAGCGCGAAACATGGCAGCGGCGGCGCAGGAAGCGGAGGAATTGAATGACGAACAGGAAGTAGCGGAACCCGTACAGGAGGAGCGCTCAGAGCCTGAAACTATAAACGTAGAACCGCGTAACTTTACGCAACATAATTTTGGTAAGATGACATTGAATGATTTGAAAGGCCAGCGATCCGCATACTATGAGGAGTTCGTAGGCATTGGACAAAAGGCGGACAGCGAGGGCCGCGTAATGACAGAAGCTGAGCAGGAGCGATGTGAAAAGCTCGACAACATGATCGGCGACTTGGACGTGAAAATTAAGCACAAGACGCGCGAGCAGGAGATGGTCGCACGCATGGCGCAGAGCGGTTCAGCTTCAAACGCTGAGCAGCGCGAAGTTGAGCGAGTGAACGGTTCGTTCTCTTTGTCTCGTGCCGTTGCAGCCGTAGCCAACGGCCGCAGCTTGGAAGGCGCTGAAGCGGAATGGGCAGCAGAAGCACAGAAAGAAGCACGCTCACAGGGCTTGCAGATGGCTGGACAGATTGCTATCCCAACGGTTGCTTTGCGTGCTGGAGTTGCTGACGATTTCCAAGCAGGTTCAGGCGACGGTTCAGGATTCGTAGCTACTACAGTTCCAGCTGCTATCGAAGCACTGCGTGCACCTACCCAAATCGAAGGATTGGGCACCACTGTCATCCGCAACGCTACTGGCAACCTCAAGTTCCCACGAGTAAGCGTGAAGGCTGCAGGTACTGGTGAAGGCGAAGTTGATGCAAACGCAGCTTCAGGCATGGAGATGGACGAGTTGAGCCTCACTCCAAACCGCGTTTCTGCAAAGACCGTATACAGCAAGCAATTGGTATTGCAAGGCGGTGCAGAAGTCGATTCTTTGATTGCTGGCGAGTTGGCCTCAGCTATGAACGCCTACATCGATGACGCAGCATTTGACGCTATCATTGCTTCTACTGCAGTAAACCAGACGGTCACTGCTGACGACGCTCTCGACGCTGCTATCGTAAACGCGATGGAGGCGGCTGTATTGGCTGGCGGTGCAAACCTTGCTGGTGCTGCATACGTCATGAGTCCTAAGGCTTACGAATTGTCGAAGGCTTTGGCTCAGGTCAGCTCAGTGAGCGCTATCTGGGAGAACGGCAATTTCAACAATTACCGAGCAGTTGCCACTCCATACTTGGTGAACTCAACGCTCGACACAGCTGTTGGAGGTTCAACTGTTGGCGGTTCCATGATTTTCGGAAACTTCGCACAGGGCGGTATCCTCGCTTACTTTGGTGGTATCGACTTGTTGGTCGATCCGTACAGTGCAGCAGGCAACGCGCAAATCACTTTGCACGTAAACCGCTTCTACGACTTCGACGTTCGACAGCCAAAGGCCTTGGCCACTGCTGTTCAGTTGAGCGCTTGATTGTTTTTGATTGTTCCATGAGAAAGGGGCGGCTTAGGCTGCCTCTTTTTTTTGTCCGTATTTTAGCGACATGATGACCGTAGAAATTACAGGCACGCCAACGCTCGACAGCGTCATCACGGTGGCCGATTTGAAGACGCACCTGCGCGTCGACCACAGCGACGAGGATACGCTCATTGAAGCGTACCGTGACGCCGCCATCAAGTGGGTCGAAGACTACTGCAACACGCGGCTGGGCGACGTGACTGCGGTCGGCTATCTGGATTACTTCAAGCCTTCGCGCTTTCCTGTGGGTCCCATCAGCGCCATCAGCAGCGTGACGTACAAAGACACCGCAGGCGATACGCAGACGCTGGACACCAGCAAATACTGGTACGACATAAAGACGAATGCCGCACGCATCACGTTTGACCAAGTACCCGACACGTATGACGACAGCTACCACCGCGTGCAGATCAACATGACGTTAGGCTACGCCGAGGCCGACGTACCTGCACCAATCTTGACGGCCATCCGCTGGATGGTGGCGCATCTGTACGAACAGCGCCAGCCCGTGCTGACTGGCACTATCGCAGTGGAGCTGCCTATGGGCTTGTACGCTATCCTCAACCCTTACCGCATCATCACGACGTCATGAGGATTGGGCAAAGCGACCGACGCATTACGGTGGAGAGGTACACCACGAGCACGAACAGCTACGGCGAGCGCGTGCAGACGTGGAGCACCTTGCTGACCGTATGGGCGGAGCTTATGAAGACGGGCGAAGGCATGACGGAGCGCATCACGACGAGCCAAGACATGCCCGTGCAGCGCCTGCGCTTTAAGATTCGCAGCAGCAGCGACAGCCGAGGCATCAAGGCTGACGACCGCGTGCTGTACAATTCGAAGTATTACAACATCCAAGGCATCGAGGAGATTGGCCGCAACGACCAGCTTGTGCTGCTTTGTCAAATCAGCGGCACCTGATGGCACGTGGCAGTCTACAGGAGAAAGGAGGCGGCGTAGGCTTCGAGGGCATCGGCGTGGACATCGGCCCGCTGATGAAGCAGTTTGAGGAATTGCGCAAGCAGGTCAGCGACCCAAAGATTCAGACACGCATCCACCGATCCGTTGGCAACATCTACAAAAAGGAGATGCTCGCCAACATCAAAGACGCTCGCGAGGTCATCCGCATCCGTAGAGGTCAAAAAGAAATCAAAGACACCGACAACATCCAGATAGGTACGCTGCGCAGGTCCATTCGCGTGTGGAAAATCGATAAGCGATACAGCACGTTTTGGGTCGGACCACGAGTAGGTAAAAGGATGCCTCACGAAAATGACGGCTGGTTTGCTAATATTGTAGAAGGCGGTGACCAGAAATTTGGAGGCGGAAGAAACGAAGGCGTCTTTGAGCGGTCCATTCGCAACAAACGCCAATACGCTCTGGATACGATGCGCAAGAAGTACGAGTTCCAAATTCGCAAGGCGGCACGCAAGGCGGCAAAGAAGACAAAGAAATGAACGCAGGCAAAGCAGTATACGGCATTCTGAGCGGCACCACCGCAGTCACGGACATAGTAGGCACACGCATCTTTCCAGAGATTGCTGAGCAGGAGGCGGTGACGCCTTTTATCATTTACCAGCTGCAGAGCGTAGCTCCAGAAGACACGCATGACGGACCGTCGAAGCTTGATGAGGTACGCTTCGAATTCCTGTGCTATGCCGACAGCTACAACGAAGCCGCTGACCTAGGCGTGGCGGTGCGCGGTGCTTTGGATCGCGTAAGCGGTACGTACAACGGCGTGAACGTAGAGAGCGTCCAGTTCAATGACGTCGACGTGGAGATTGAATACGACCCACGGCGATACAGTCAGGTGCTGAAGTTCACCTTCCGCATCAAGCGCGACGACATCGAGATTGCGCTCGGCACGCCTGTGACGGGTGCGCAGCTGGGCGACCTGTCTGACGTGAACGTAGCCGGCGTAGCCGACGGCAACGCTCTCGTATACGACCAGGAAAGCGGTGATTGGATACCTGGCACGGCGGGCAGCGCACTTATTGCAGGCGCAGAAATTGACATCACCGAGGTTAAC